CGACTACACTGACTACTTTCCCGATTTTACCTACCATCTTTCCAAATACCAGCAGGGCAGGCCCTACTGCTGCCGCCATTGCCGCAATCTTTACGATGTTTTCTTTCTGTGCATCTGTCAGGGAATTAAATTTTGTGACAATATCCTGTACTACTTTCACGCCCTTTGATACATACGGAAGCAAAAGCTCTCCAAAAGAAATCGCCAGAGACTCCACACTTGATTTCAGGATCGTGATCTGTCCCTCCAGATTGTTGTTTGCCGTTTCGTACATCTCCTGACATGCACCATTTGAGTTTTCGATCGCTTCTGTCAGCGCATCAAAATCCGAATCCGATGAATTAACAACAGCCAACAGCCCACTCATTCCCGTTTTGCCTGCCAATGCCTTTGCATACATGGATTTTTCAGATTCAGTCAGATTTGCAAAAGCGCCTTTCGTCTCCTGCATGACTGTGCTGAGTGACTTCATGTTTCCTTCCGAGTCTGTCAGTGACAGTCCCAGCGCATCCATCGCACTCTGTACCGTGTCAGTTGGTGCCGCCATGTTACTCATCCATGACCGGAGTGCTGTTCCTGCCGAACTTGCCTTGATGCCCGAATTTGCCATAAGTCCCAGTGCCGTTGATACGTCCTCCACGCTGTATCCCATGGCTCCTGCTATAGGAGCGCAGTATTTAAATGACTCTCCGAGCATGGAAACATCCGTGTTTGCATTTGAAGCCGTTGCTGCCAACACATCCACAAATTCGTTCGTGTCGGATGCGCCCATTCCAAAAGCTGTCAGTGCATCCGTCACAATATCAGATGTGGAGGCCAAGTCTTCCCCGGTGGCACCCGCAAGGTACATAACGCCCTCAATGCCGTCCAGCATGTCCTGCGTCTTCCAACCTGCCATTGCCATGTAGGAGAATGCATCCGTTGCCTCCGTGGCGCTGTACTTCGTCTTTGCGCCCATTTCCTTTGCTTTGTCCGACAGCAGTTCCAGCTCGTCCGATGTAGCCCCGCTGATAGACTGCACCTTGCTCATCCCGCTCTCAAAATCACTGGCTAACGTAACACATGCGGCTCCTGCTGCCACAATCGGCGCCGTGACCGATGCCGTCAGCGTCTTGCCAACGCTTGCTATGGACTTCCCTGCACTCTGGATCTGCTTTCCCGCCTTCGTCCACTGGTTGGCGCTGTCTTGCAGCTTTGACCCTATGGAGTTTAACGGACTGGTTACCTGATCGATCATCCGGAGGGTCACGTCCACGACCTTCCCCGCCATTTGCTACGCCTCCCCTCTAGCTGCTGCCTCTTTGCTTTAAGTGCTCAATTTCCTCGTTCCGCTCCTGCACCTCATAGTGCATAAACGCCCGGATCACGGTTCTTTCCCCGTGCCCCATCCCGTAATACAAGGACGGGGCCATGTGGTGATAGCGAAACAGGAGGTACATGCACTGTACCTCTCCGTTCGCCTTTATGAGTTTTTTATTTCTTCCTCCGTATCCTCGTTGCCCGTGAATCCGGATACCTCCGTGATGGCATCGCTCAAAGCGCCCACTTCCATGCCGAACAACTTCTCGCAGAGCTCCTTGGCATCGCTGCATCCAAAATATGACTGGAGATCCTTGTTCCTCAGATCCGGGTCTGTGCATCCCTCAATGCACATCATCAGCTTCGCATCGTAGGATTTTGAATAGTCAAATTTCCCCTTGCCGTCGAACTGATACCCGATGATGTCATTCACCCGCCTGGACTTGATCTCCCGGATGGATACATCTACTGTCTCCGTCTCTGCCCCGAGGATCTTCGCCAGTCGGTGGGACTGGAATGTCCCGACCGCCAGCTCCTCCGCAGTCTTTACGTCCGCCTTTAATAATTTATCTACCAGTGTCATGTTTTTCCTCCTTATGCACTAATCGTGTCTAACAGTTCCCATCCGGTGAATGTGAACGGAATGGACTCCTCGCCCAGTTTCTTTGCCTCCCAGTCTACCAGCGTCAGCTCATCGAACGTGCATCCGGTCAGCTTGATGCGCTCTGCGCCGTATGCGTCCGGGTCATCCAGCTTGGAAATAATGGTGCAGCTCGTAGCCTTTCCGTTTTTTGTATTCTCTGAGAGCCTAGTGATGAAGTAACTCGTCACCTTGTTCAGCTTTATAGTTCCCTTGCAGTCCAGACCAGTGATCTTGTATCCCTTGGTCAGTGTGCGGGTCTGGTTGACCTCTGTTTTTTCGATGGTGACCTTCGCCTGGAGTGCCGTTGCCTCTGCCATGTAATAGTCATCAATCCACACCTCTCCAAATGTTCCGTTGATGACCCTTTCCGGATTATGCATATTCTTCCCCTCCTCGCATTAAATTGAAATCGGCAATACGATGTCCTCGATCGCATCCAGCATGGATAACGTGCATGTGAGGTACACGTATGAGCCAGTGTTTGCCGTCTTGATCTCATCGTCTGACATGGAATCGACATCCTCCCCCCTGCCCTTCAGATAAGAGCGGTTTGCCTCCACGTCTATGCTCAGCGTATAGCTGTCAATGACGCTGTCTGAAACCAGTTGGTCAAAGTAATTGCCGATTGCAGAAATCAGCAGGCACTTGTTGTCGTAGCTGTTCGCATATTTGCCGATGTAGTTATCCTCTGCCGTCATGCGGATGTCATCTGCAATCATGTCCATGGCATCCACGATCTTAATCTTCTGGAACTGCGTGTTCTTCTCCTGGGTGAGCGTCACCAGGGAGTTGACACCCCTTCCCGTCTTGCACTTCTCACCATCCCACCAGACGATTAGTTCTCCGGCATCCACAGCCTTGTCCATCTCATCCCTCGTGAGCCGTGTGCAGTCACTGAGTTCCGTAAGCGGCGCATAGGTGCAGGAGATAGACAGCGGCGTGCCTGCGATGATCCCGGCGATCCTTGCGCAATACTGCTCCGTGGTGTACTCCTTGTCTTCCACGTACACGCTCACCGTGGTGTAGTTGATGATTCCCTCGCTGTCTCCCTTTGTGTTCGGGAGAATCGCCTTAATCAGCTTTTTTGCAGCCCGTTCGGTCTTTACATAAGACACAACGTCCGCCGTGCGTCCGTCCGTTGATACGGTCGGGCACACCAGATAATTAAACTTCACAGTCTTTAAATAGCTGAATGCTTCGTTATAATCCTCCGCATCCTCCGGCAGCACATAGACAAGCACACGCAGCGGTGTATTTTCATAGCCCATCAGCGCCAGTTTGATCTGCTCCTGGTTCTCTTCGCTTAATGTGTTCGGCACATCAGCGCTGGATGCGCATGTAACCGGGTTAGTTTCCGGGACGTTTGCATCTTTCAGGATCAGCGCAATGATCCCGCGCTCGCCCCTCTTGACCACCGTTGCGGCGATCTCTGTAAAAGTAATTGAAATGCTAGGCATTCCCATTCTATATTCCCTCCATTTCTGTTGTCGTCTGAACCGACTCTATGGTCGGCTCCGTGTCCTCATGTCCTATGTTGTCCATCCATTCCAGATCAACAGACAGCTCCGGTATGTTCCGATCCGTCCCGACAAAATCCCAGTCAAAGCCGGTCACATCCACAGCCCGGTCATTGATCTGCACATACAATCCGAACAGATCCCGGATCCCCTCGATCATATCCAGCATTTCCGCCTCGTTGACCTCTTTTTGCAGAAAGTTGATATATAGTGTGACCTGGTTTTTTCTGCTGCTCCGATTCTCCGGGTCTGACAGGGTCGGCTTTACCTGTGTGAAAAAACAAGGTCGTTCATAGCCCTCTACTACCGCCATGCTGTAGTAGTGGTACTGGTCCGCCGGATACTTTGTCTGCAAGCGTGCCAAAAGCCCTGCTTTTAATTCTTTCAGCGTCATATCAGCCCCGCCTCCTTCAACAGTTCATCAACCATGTTTTCCACATGCTCCGGCATGTCATTTTTGTACTCCTTGGTGGCTTTGTCCAGGAAATGCACACCCACCACAAAGCCCACGGTCTTCCCAGACTTTGTTTTCATCATGTGCCCGTTCTCCACCAGATGAAAATGCGGTGCTTTTGCACTGATCTCCACGTACTGATGGGTTCCAAGCCCTTTCACTTCGGATACGTTGTACGATCCGATTTTTCCCAGAGACATCTTGTGAGATTCATTTGTGTCCGTCTGCTGCCTCGCTTCCTTTGCGATCATCTTCCGCAGGGACCTGCCATCCTTCCGCAGCAGATCTCCCGCCTTATCCGGGTAACGGCCCGCCAGCGTGACGAGCGCCTCCTGCAAATCTTCCATGCCGGATACGTCCATCTTTACCGTCTGCTCGCCGCTCATCCGCCGACCACCTCCTTATTCGTGTGCTCATAGCAGTAGATCTCCAGCATCTTGTGCTCCAGATCCACATCCACGACGCTGTTGATGTCGTAGTCCTTCCCGCCGCAGCGGATGTAGCAGTTCGTGTCTATCCCCTCCAGATACCGCACATAGCACTTGTGGGACACCCGGCTCTGCACTTTCTGCACCTCATAAAACTCGGATCCACGGATGGGGTAGAAAGAAGCCCATACCGTTTTGACCTCCGTCAGCCGTTTTGTGCTCTGCCCCATTTCATCCGTGGCATCCGCCAGCCGCAGGAAGGTGATGCGCTTATTGAGTTTCCCGATCTCCATCGTCCGCATAAGCGCACCTCCTTACAGCAGATTGACCGAGTGTAAGTCCAGGATTGTCCTGACTGCCGGGTTTGTGTTCGTGCTCTTGTAATCGACCAGTAAATTCCGGTTGTCGAACATGTCCATCACCAGGATAAACAGCGCCTGTGTGATGTCCTCATAGCTGTCCAGTTGTTCCTGCTCCAGCCCGGTATAGGAGACGATCATCGCCACCGCACTGTCCCTCATCCTTTTGAGCTCGTTCAATTCGATCTCTGATGGATCGTCAAGCCTGGCGTATTCCGCCAGCGCCTGCGCATCGACTTCACTCACTCTCATAGCTGCCTCCTGTTATGATGCTGATTTCATCACAAGTTTTGCGATCTTCTGTGCATTCTGCACCTTTGCGTCAAATTCTACGAAGCCAAGCACCTCAACGGCGTGTTGCCGTGCCTTGGTCTCCCGCAGGATGTCTATATTGATCTCCTCAGACACCTTGACAGCCAGCCCCGTATAATCCCCGTAGAAAATAGCAGTGTTCCCTGCTGCCATCTGCGGCATACTGTCAGAGGTATATACATCCTTTCCAAACAGGGTATAACCCCACCGTGATGTGGCATCCTTGTTCAGCAGATAGTTTCCCTGACCGTCCTTCAGCTTGCGAATAGCCGTCCGGGTAGCCTTGTTCATGATGAAATACGCATTGCCTTGATATACATCTGGTATCGTCTCCTGCAAATCGATGATCTCATCCGCAGTGATCGCATCCGCTTTCGCTGTGGTCACGATCTGTGTCACGCCTGACAGACCCTCCACCTTGTCAGTGGTTCCGTGCAGCAGCTCCTTCTCGATAAAGATCGCAATGTTAAGAGCCATACGATTAACCACAAAATCAACGATGTTAAACTGTGAGTTGTTGATCAGGCTCTTTGACACGTCTGTGATTGCTCTCGCCAGGTACCCGGTCAGGGAAATGCTGGCAAATTTTCCCGTTGTGGACTCGCCCTCGGTAAACTCGTCCGCATACTCCATCGTCACATCCCTGGTGGACTCGTCATAGTAAGGGATCTGCAGCGTGCCTCCGATGTTGTACCGGTCGGCATCATGGTAGATCGGGCAGATGTCCACTACCTTAGTGATGATCTTATTGGCGATACTGGTCGGAATCACTGCCCCGTTATCTCCCTTGAGCATATTGGCATCCGCACGCTCCTCTACCCTGCCACGGATAAAGGCATCAAATACAGCCAGTTCCCGCTCCTCTGTCGCCTGTTCCTCATGCTCACGGCTCTCCTCTTCCTCAGAGGCAACTTCTTCCTCCATCTCCCGTGTGGCTTGGATGGCACGGATGGAAGCGTCGATCCCGGCGATCTCTTTCTCCAGGCTCTCAAACTTTTCTGCCTCCTCCTCATTGAGCGAACGCTCCTCTGCATCTGCAGCGTCCACCAGCTCTTTCATTTCCTTCTGCTTCTCTGCCCTCTGCTCTGTGAGCTTTTTCAGGTTCATAAATTTCGGCATCTCTTTTTTCCTCCTTTTGGTTTGCATAAAAGAGCGGCTATCTGCTCGCTCTGGTTGCTAAAATTCTGTTGCGGAATTTGTAATTGTCCGCCTTCTGCCCCGTGGGCGTTGTGTCCACGGTCTCCGTCTCGTCCTCCATCATGCGCAGTTCGATCATGTCCTCCCTGGTCTCAATGCTCGTTCCGTCATATGCCGGCTTTTTCCGGTCATCCAGGATGGACACCTCTTTCAGTTCCAGATCCATGATCTCCCGGCGGTCTACCTCTCCATTTTCCCTAGTCTCCCTTGCCTGCCGGATGGCGATAAACCCGAACGACCACCCGACCAGCTTGCCTTCCCGGGCTTTCTGCACCACCTCCGCATCCCGGATCTCACACCTGCACCTCAGCCCGATGTTGTCCTCCCAGATCTGTGTTGACTGTTCTTTTGTAGATGTCAGCTCACGCCCGTAGTCATGGTTTAAGAGCACCTTCACGCTGCTGCCGGTTGCCTTTGAACGCTCCAACGCCCGCCGGAATGCCCCCGCCCGGATCTTCTCCACGAACGAACCGCTCTGATCCCAGATGACGTTTGAATACCGTTCGACCGCATTCACGTACCCGTCTATCAGTACGGAGCCCTCCCTGATCTCAATTTTCACTTTCTTCCCCTCCTTCCAGTGGTTGCACCGGCGCAACTCCTGCCGCCGCCCCCATTTCTGACATTTTGTTTGTGTTCGGCGTATAGATCTTGTGTTCCTCCGGGAAATAGATGACATCTTGGAGCCCCAGCTTGATAAAATCAAGTCCAAACGCCTGTAGCTTCTCATTTCTGCGCACCTCATCCACCTGCATGAATCCCGCATCCAGCGCCGTCTTGTAGGCGGCAAAACGCTTTTCAATGTCCCCTTTCGTGAGGTCCGTGTCATCAAATGCGAAAAACATGCTGCGCTTCTCGTCTTCTGTCAGCATTGCCCGGTTGATAGCTGTCGCAAACCTGACCAGAATCGGCATGATGCAGCCCTGGTAATACTGTTTCTTGTCCTCCTCCGAAGAGTTCCCGTTGATGATGGACGGCGGGATCAGGAATACCTTGCACACATCCTTGCTGTTTGTCTCCTTGTTCTCGTTCATCTGCATCTCCACGGACGTATTCGATGACTCCTTAAATTCCAGCCCGTCATTGAGTACGATCACATTATCTGTATTATTGGAATACAGGTGGCGGAACGCATTCTTGATCGCTTCGATTACGCTCTTTTCCACCCTGCTTTTTGCCTGCAGAAAACCTTTTTTGTTTCCGCCCGTCTTGACCAGGTTTTTCTCAAACTGCTGTGAGCCATATATGATCTCCAGCAGCTCCGGCGACTCCTCAATGATGGATTTTCCATAGCAGCCGTTCCTTGTGTTCCTGAGGAGCGTGATAAACTGCCAGGGCTCATAGCTTAGCCCGCCTACTTCCATCTGGTAGTCCTTGAATATCGGGTCGCTGTTCCGGTGGAAGCCGATCTTTTCATTTTCCACGTAATGGATAGACAGCACCGTCCCCGCTCTGCGGTTCACATATGCATATCCCCCACGCCCCAGAAACATGTCCATGACCATTGCTTTCTTAAACTGCACAGCATCCAGCGTGTCCCCGGTGTCCTCGTTCAGCAGAAATGTCCTCCGGTCATCCAGGATCTCCTCAATCTTGTCCCCGCTCCTCCGATATAGCTTGACTTTCAGTGCGGATACCGTGTCGGCAATCATATTCACACATGCGCTGATCGCCGGTATGTTCAGTGCTGTCTCCCGGTCAACGGAATCCTTTTGCAGCAGTGCCCGCAGGAGCGGGTCGCTGATGCTCTGCTCGCTGATCGTATCCTCCCGGATCTCCGGTTTCTTTTTGTTCGTAAAAATTCCCATACGCCCTCCTCTATATCATCTGCACAAAATACTCCGGTGCCCCGTATAACAGATCCTGCTCGATCAGGTAAGTGGAGTTGATATTCCCCACCACCTGATCCACCTTTTCCGCAGATTTCTTCTTGTTCACATACTTGTTTTTATTGGTGTCCTCGGTACACCTGGCGTTCTGAAAGTTGATCTCCAGCATCAGGTTCGCATCGTAAAAGTAACGCCCTGACAGGATGCACTCTTTCATCCACTTAGTCGGTGAATGGAGCACACTGGAATGCTGCTTGATCTCCACACATTCATATCCTGCTTTTTCAAATTTCTGCACGGAGGAGATCGCATTCCACTTGTCATAGCCGATCTGCTGTATCTTCACGCCCAGTGCCTGCTCCAGCCTCAGGACGTACTCCTCGACCGCCGTATAGTCGATCACTTCATCCCCACATGCCATACAGCATCCGTTCCGGATCAGTGTCTGGTAGTCCACGCCCTCTTTTTTGCTTTTCTGCATGATCTTCCCAGCCGGGATAAAGCCCATCGTCCGTGTATAGAGCACGGCATTGTCTTTCGTGTCCCCCTCGTAGGTCTTCATGTCCACGCAGACATTATCCTCTGACAGCGACAGATCCAGTCCCAGCCATACTTTTCTGCCTTTCCACCATGCATCATCCCTCTGGCGCTTTCCGTTCCTTACCTTTGTGATCTCCACATATCCTTCCACTCCAAGCCCTTTGTACTTGATGTTGTTGTGCTTGCAGAGGTAGTTTTCCCGCTTGTTTTCGTACTCGATGGCATCCGTCCGCTTTTCTGCGATCTTCCGGAAGATCCGGTTATTGGTACATGCCACCGGGTTGCTCTGGTAGATGCACAGGTCATTGGTCATCCACTCGTCCCCCTGCCAGAGGAAATCGTCCGGCACATAGATCAACGAGAACATCCTGCGGTTATCCCGCAGCCCGTCCAACACTTTCTTTCCCTTGTCCACCTCATCGATCATGACGTTGTTGTCGTTCGGGTATTCCGTGCTCAGTATGATGCCGATCGGATTGAGCAGTGTAACCTGTCCAGACCGCATCGCTTCCACCGGGTAAGAGTCCATAGCCCCGGCTTCATCCGCCAAAAATGCCATTGGCAGCTTTCCATCCATCTTGTCCTCACTGTATGCCAGCGGCGTATATTCACTTTCTGTGAGGTTGCAGCGGATCTCGCTTCGCAGCGTCTTAAATGCCGGGTTCAGCTCATCGCTCAGAAGCGGGCTCGTTTTTATGATCTTTTTGATTGCCACCTGAAGCTCCCTGG